GCTTGCTTTGCCACCTCGGAAATGAACACTTACCAGTTCGCTTGGGTGATCGCTCACCTAGCTGGCGCTTATAAAAACTCCACATTGAACTTAGAAGTCAATGGTCCAGGGCAAGCGGTCATCAATGAACTTAAAAACCTCAAGCGCCAAGCTGCTGCAATGGGTAGCGCTATGGGTAAAGACCTCATGGATGTGTACGCCAATATGCAAAATTACATCTGGCGCAGGAACGATACCCTTGGCGGGATGTCCAATTCGATTGGTTGGCTAACCACTAGCGCTACAAAAGAGAGGATGCTTTCTTATATGAAAGATTTTTTTGAGCGTGGCATGATGGATATATACGACATGGACACCATTGAGGAAATGAAAACCATGGTTCGGGATGGCGGATCTATTGAAGCATCAGGGCGCAATAAAGATGACAGGGTGATTGCTACAGCCCTAGCTTGCGCTGCTTTTGCCGAGCAAGTCCAGCCTAGATTGATTGCCCAGAAGATTACTAAGAATATCTCTCGCACCCAAGATGACTTTACCGCAGAGCAACTCACCGTTGGGCGCAATGTAAGTGATTACTTAAAACGCATTGGAGTATATGGTCAATGATGCCAACCCTACCTAAAGTTACCCTACGCAAAGCGATTAAACGCTTCTTGCAAGACAAAGAGCGTGGAATATCCATAGATCTGTTTGCAGAGTTAGCTGGCATTAGTAAAAGCCACCTCAAAGATGTCTTTGTGTATCAAACCGAACCTTTGACTGAGTATATCCAGCGCAGAGTGTCCAAAGCCTATACCGAATGGGTAAATGGCGAGGTAGCAATCATGCAAAACCGAGATAACACCAGGTTTGTGCAATATCGTAAAGAAGCTGCGCCTGTATTAGAGAAAACCACCAATTTACAGGTGGTTAACGGCAAAATCACATTGAAAATAGGGATTAAGCCCAAATATGATTATTTAGGATCAACACTTGACGAGCAGCTTGAAAGGGGATAGAAATGGCAGTAATAAATGATTATCATTGTGCAGTACATGGGTATTTTGAATCTAAACAGGCTAAATGCCCAATGAAAGGTTGCTATGAAGAAGTTATGGTCGTATTTTTGCAAGCTCCTAACTTGGTCAGCGCCAAAACCAAATTTACCGATAAATCCACCAAGCAACTCGCCATCGAGTTCGGTATGTCGGACATCAAAACCACGAGGGAAGGCGAGCACCAAGAAAACTTCCTTACCCGTAAAAACAAGTTCACCGAAAAAGAGTACGCCCAAGCCGAAAAGTACGCCACCCGCAAAAAAGGCGTTGACAAAGATCGAATCAAACCAACAGCGCCACAACCGCCACAAGAAGGTCCAAGAGAACCAAGGGCGGGGGATGCAGCGATCTGGGGTGGTGGACAAAACGGCATGAATATGCAATCTATCCTTGCTGGCAAGTTTGCTCAACCCGTTGGACCATCATTAGGTAAAGAAGCAGAACAAGTGGGCTTGACACCAGGACAAGCAGGGATTAAAACAGGACCTACTACTTTAGCTGGTGGTACTATGAGAGATCCTGATAACTTGCAAATCAAAAAATGAGAATCCCGTCAAATAATACTGAGCGAGAATACTTCTACCTAGACTTGATGCAAAAGTGTCTAGTATCAAAAGAAGAAAGGCGTGGCGATTATTCCACCCAACGGGCATACTTTTTATTTGGCGCTGGACCTGAAGAACCGCCAGCGTACTTTAATAAAATCAATCCCCATCTCGATCAGTTAACTAGCTTTTTGTATTCTGCTGAAACCACTCGCTTCTCAATTAACATTGGTGCTTCTGTTCCTGATATGGAACATAAAAAAGCACCTGTTCTAACACAAGCGTTAAATGATGAGTGGTTAAACTCTAATGCCGACCAAGTATTTTCAAGTGCCTTAACTTGGTCCTTGGTTTACAACAGCACCTTTATTAAGTTGGTTTACAACAACGGTATTTATCCGTACATGATTGAACCTTCTGCTTTAGGCGTGCTCAGAGAAGATACCCCTTATACAGACAGGCAAGAAGCGATTGTTCAAACCTACTACATCACTAAGAGTGAACTATATGCCCGTCTGTATTCTCACCCTAAGCGTGAGGACCTTGTTGCTCGTGTAACTTCTGGCTATCGTGAACAAGAATCGGATATTCCTGAAGCAATCAATCGGATTGTGATGAGCCAGACCAATCCCAACATCTACGGCAATGTCAACATGGAGTTGTACGGTATGAACCGTTACAAAGCCAAGGTTGCTGAGGAAACGATTGAGATGAAAGAGTTGTGGGTATGGAATGATGAAACGGCTGACTACCAAGTAGTAACGATGGCTGTGCCTGATGTCATTATCTATGATCGACCTGGCGCATCTTTATTCCTAAAGGGTGAGTTGCCATTTGTGCAAATCTGTCCTAACCCACAATACGATTACTATTGGGGAGCATCTGAATGTCAAAAGTTAATTCTCTTGCAATCACTTCGCAATGCTCGTATGACCGAGATTCTCGATTTGCTATCCAAGCAAGTATCACCACCTACCAGCTTAGTTGGTTTTACAGGCATTTTGGATGAAAAGAATTTTGCATTAAACCGACCAGGTGGTTTATTGGCATCCGATATGCCTAACGCTAAAGTAGAGCGCCTAGCGCCTGAAATGCCAGGCGATTTATTTGAGGTGTTACATGAAATTGATGCGATGTTTGCCGAAGTATCTGGTATTAGCAATGTGCTTAGTGGTCGTGGTGAGTCTGGGGTTCGTTCTCAAGGACACGCATCCCAGTTGGCTAGATTGGGTTCATCTCGTGCTAAAAAGCGTGCTCTCATTGTTGAGGATTCCCTAGAAAAGGTTGCAACGCTGTATCTCAAGCTCATGCAAGCCTATGGTGATACCCATTTTAAAGATGCTGACGGTGTACCGTTTATTGCCGAGCAATTTACTAAAGATTTTGTGGTTAAAGTGGATGCCCACTCTAACAGCCCAATTTTCCAAGAAGATTTAAGAGCACTTGCATTTAATTTATTTAAGGCGCAAGCTATTGATAAAGAATCATTGCTAGATTTAGTAGAACCACCGATGAAGCAGTTAATTAAAGATAAACTGAAGAAGCGGGAGAAAGAGCAAGCCAGTCAGCCAGCTCCGCCACCGCCAGCTCCTAAAGGCAAGAAAGAACCAGAGGTAGGCTAATGGCACAACAAAATGTACAACCAAAAGCAGATCAACCCAGAGTAAGCACAAGCACGCTTAAAAGTGGTGAAAGATCGCCCAATTTAGAGTATCGTATTTCAGGTATACAAAGTTTTAACAGAGGTCCGAAAGCTCGGACTTATGGCAGGACAGTTAGGGGATAGCTTAACTAGGAGTTCACTATGTACGGCAAAAAATCCAAGCGTGGTCGCAAGTCACGCAGATAAGGTTTCTCGTTCCTTCACACGATGAGGAAAGGGTTGTGGCTTCCTTACCCTATAAATAGGTCGCTGCCTTCTATATGGAGATGAAAATGCGTAAATCTCGCAAAGGTCGTAAAGCTCGCAAGTAATTCGTAAGAATTGCTTTGGGTGACCGAACAAGTCCTAGAGGGAGGGGGAAACTAAATAATCCTCCCCACTTGACAACTGATAAATTAAGATTACGATTAGCAGTAATTTGATTAGGAAAAAATTATGGGCGTACCCTCAGATCAACTGATGCAAATGATAAAAAGCCAAAAAGATGGCGCAACGCCTGGTGGATTGCCACCTCCCGATACTAGCGGTGCATCCATGTCCGATGCTTCTGCATCTCCCATGAGTTCCCCAATGAGTACCCCTGAACCTAAGATGGGTAATCGGGAAGCAGCCATGATCAATATTTCAATGGCAATGGATTTACTAGAACAATCCTTGCCAGCGTTAGGAAGCGAAAGCCCAGAAGGTCAAAAGGTCTTGGGCGCTATTCGTGGAATGACCAGCATTATTGGCGCTAAAAAAGCCAAAACCAACGAATTACAACCTGCTGAAATCATGCAGATGTTACAAACATTACCTCAAGCTGGAGGTGCAACGGCTGAAGGCAAGGCAATGCAAGCAGCACCAACAATCCCTGG